AAAAAGAACTCGAAGATTAAACTGACTGCTCAGATGGACAAGTCAGAGTTTTTCCAAGAGCAGGAAGTGGTACCTACTGACGTGCCCATGATGAATGTGGCACTGACAGGTTCACTCGATGGAGGGATCACGGCGGGTCTCACGGTACTTGCAGGACCATCTAAGCACTTCAAGACTTCCTTCGCATTGAAGATGGCCGCTGCGTACTTGAGTGCAAAACCTGATGCAGTCATGTTGTTCTATGATTCTGAGTTTGGTTCACCGCAATCATACTTCGACAACTTTGGTATCGACACCTCTCGTGTGCTTCACGTTCCTATCATGGACGTTGAAGATTTGAAGTTTGATCTCATTGCTCAGTTAGAGGACATGGATAAAGAAGATGATGTGATCATTGTGATTGACTCTATTGGTAACCTAGCATCTAAGAAAGAACTCGAAGATGCCAAGAACGAAAAGTCTGTTGCTGATATGTCACGAGCAAAAGCACTGAAAGGTTTGTTCCGTATGACCACACCATATCTTGCGATGAAGAACATTCCTCTACTCGCTGTCAACCACACTTATAAAGAGATTGGATTGTATCCAAAAGATATCGTTGGTGGTGGTACAGGTATCTACTACTCGGCAAACAACATCTGGATCATTGGTCGCAGACAGCAGAAGACCGGTACTGAAGTGACGGGTTATGATTTTGTTATCAAGGTTGAGAAGTCTAGGTTTGTTAAAGAACAGTCCAAGATTCCAATCAGCGTGACTTGGGAAGGTGGTATTAATGAAATGTCAGGCCTGCTTGATGTTGCTCTGGCAGGGGGTTATGTAGTGAAACCATCTAATGGGTGGTATCAGAAAGTAGGAGAAGAGAAGAAGTATCGTGAAAAAGAACTTGACAAAGATTTCTGGTGTGATATACTAGATGATAAAGTATTCCAAGACTATGTACGTAATGCATTCTCAGTTGGATCGGAGGTAGTAGACTTAGGCATTGAGGTAGCAGAAGATGCTTAAAACGCAGTTGACCATGACAGAGAACGAGGATTATACTTTAGTACCTGTCGAGGAATCATCAAATGATCAGGCATGGGAAATTCGAATTACCAATGGTCCCTTTACAGAGACCATGTTGAGGTTCGGTAACATATCTTTTAATCCTGATGATGATTGTTTGAACTTTAATTTTATAGTGTCGTATACTCCTTCGGTTGGTCTAGACAACGACGATGTTAATTTACAACAAGTTGCTGGCGCAATACTTGAAGATATATTAGAGAAGAGTATCGAATCCGGTACTCTAGATACCAAAGAAAGGGAATGATGTGGTCACAACTACGCCAATCGAATTAGAAAAGACTATACTGAGAAACTTGTTAACAAACGACACCTTTATGAGAAAGGCCAGTCCGTTTGTGAGTGCAGACTATTTCGAAGGGGTTTACCGTGAGTTATTTAAACTCATGGAAAAATATATAAGGAAGTATAATAAACTTCCTTCACACGAAGGTTTCAAAATTGAACTTGATGAAGTTAAGATCAATGATGAAATGTATACCCACGCTATGGACATTCTTCCAGACATCTTCAATTCAAAAGAGGAAGATCTGGAATGGTTGCTCGACACCACCGAAAGATGGTGTCAAGATCGTGCGGTATATCTTGCCGTCATGGAATCGATTCAGATTCTTGACGGTAAACATCAGGAATTATCGAAGAATGCAATTCCTGATGTGTTAACAAAGGCACTGGCAGTTTGTTTCGACACTAATGTTGGACATGACTATTTAGAAAATGTGAATGAACGCTTCGACTTTTATCATGAGCAAGAGGAACGTATCCCATTTGATTTGGATTATTTCAATCAAATAACTAAGGGTGGGTTGCCTAATAAGACTCTGAACATCGCACTGGCAGGTACAGGCGTGGGTAAAAGTCTTTTTATGTGTCATCAAGCTGCCAGTTGTCTTTCTCAGGGACGTAATGTTCTTTATATCACTATGGAGATGGCAGAAGAACGCATTGCAGAACGCATCGATGCTAATCTGTTGGATGTACCAATAGATCAATTGGATCATATGTCCAAATCTATGTTCACTGATCGCGTCAACAAGATTAAACAGAAAACCACTGGTAAATTGATCATTAAAGAATATCCTACCGGACAGGCACACACGAGTCATTTTCGGGCACTATTGAATGAATTGAAACTCAAGAAGCAATTTAAACCTGAGATTATATTCATCGACTACCTAAATATATGTGCATCGTCACGAATGAAAAGTATGGGTGGGGCAATCAATTCCTATACTTACATCAAATCTGTTGCTGAAGAGATTCGTGGTTTGGCAGTCGAGTTTGATGTGCCTATCATGAGTGCGACTCAAACGACACGATCTGGGTACAGCAATTCTGATCCCGGACTCGAAGATACTAGTGAAAGTTTTGGTTTACCTGCAACCGCAGATCTTATGTTTGCTTTAGTATCGAATGAAGAATTAGAATCATTAAATCAAATCATGATTAAACAATTGAAGAATCGTTATAATGATCCTAACATTAATAAGCGCTTTATAGTGGGTGTTGATCGCAGTAAAATGCGGCTTTATGATGTTGATCAGGAACAGAGTGAAGAACTTGTGAACGACGATGGTCCTGTGTTTGACAAGAGTACGAATGGACAACGCATTGCATCCGAAAGATTTAGTAAACTGAGAATATAAAATGTCTGAGATAACTATTCGTAACCAAGAGTATTTAAATCGACTGAACGGTTTAATTGAAACTTTTAGATTTCAATATAACGAGATGGGATCCCGTGCTCCGATTGCTTCTTTAGTGCACAATAGCGAGTTTGTACCAAAAGGGAATCCCACGGATTGGTACATGAGCAAAGATGCATTAGATCTGTACTTGGAAAATTCGGATAGTCATGATGGAATGCCTCAAGATTATCGGGCACTACCACTCTCTCTTTTCATTAGCCGAGGATCTCATTTTGAAAAATTGGAAGAAGAGTGGCGCTATAATTTTCCTCGGGACATTGGGGCACATACGTGTGCTCTAATGAACTATTATCCGAAAGATGGACTCACAGGTTGGCACACCAATTGGAATGCTAATGCATATCAGGTTTTGTTGACTTGGAGTGAAACCGGAGCAGGATTTTTTCGATACCGTAATCCTGCATCGGGAGAGATTGTAACTGTACAAGATACGGCAGGATGGAGTTGTAGACATTATTATTTTGGTAGACACGATGAACCGGATGCCCATTGTTGGCATGGATGTTATACAGAGTGTGAGAGATTCACTCTGGCATATAAATTCTGTAACGATTCATTGAAATCAGATAACGATATCTTAGCACGGAGAATACGCGATGACTTTTTGGACGAAATTTCAACTGACCCCAATTATAGTTAGTTTTTTAATATTAGTATTCACTACCTATTGGATAACATATGACGATCAAGAACAAGAGAATGAAATACCTCGTGAACCGCAAACGGAAATATCAAAAGCACCGATCACCGAACCAGAACCTGCTGAACTACCAGAAGCAGATCGAAGCGGAGTTGATGGCTTCGAAGAAAGCGAACGACTTTGTTTGTCGCTTAATGTCTACCACGAGTCTCGTAGTGATAACCTTGCTGGGCGTATTAGCGTTGCAGATGTCGTTCTTAATCGCGTAGATTCAAAACACTTTCCTGATACCATATGCGGTGTCGTACATCAAGCAAAGACACGAGTGAACTGGAAGGGTAATGTTGTTCCTGTTCGCGGCATGTGTCACTTCTCTTGGTACTGTGATGGTCTGAGCGACGAACCATTAGAAGAAGGTGCATGGGAAGATGCACAGATTGTTGCTGACCTAGCACTCAACGGTGGGTGGAGAGGCATCTCTGAAGGCGCTACTCACTATCATGCTACATATGTAGAACCTAATTGGATCAACGACAGAGGCATGGTCCCCGTTGGTAGGATTGGACAGCACAAGTTTTACAGGTGGCACTAGTGCGAAAACTCTGGAAGATATGGCAGTATTCTTTGGGCGGTTATTCTGATGACAAAACAGAACCCTACGATAAGTACATTACAATAGTAAGAACCATAATTGTCGGGGTAAATTTTATGACATGTTTTTTTATTATGTCTAACGTGGTTCATAATTGGTGATTACATGATTACAGGATTCACAGCTAGCACTTTCGATCTTCT